TAAATCAACGGAACGACTTAAGAGGATAATTACAGATGGCTGCCCGACCACGAACCCATAAAATTATCATTCCCAATCTATATCGAAAGCTAGATAAACGTAACGGCAAAATTTATTGGCAATATAAACATCCCATCACCGGTAAATTTCATAGCTTAGGCACCGACGAGCAAGAAGCGAGAGAAACCGCCATTCAGGCCAATACAATTATTGCTGAACAACATACTCGACAGTTATTAAGTATTAATGAACGGTTATCAAAAATTAAGACAAACAAGTCTGAAATATCTGTCGATATATGGATGGATAAATATTTAGATATTCAAAAAGAAAGATTAGATATCGGTGAATTAAAAATTAATTCTTATCGACAAAAAATGAAACCTATTAATTTATTCCGTCAGTATTGTGGTACGAAAATATTAAAAGAGATAACCGCTTTAGATATTGCTGAAATAATAGATTCCATCAAAGTATTAGGACATTCAAGAATGGCGCAGGTCGTTCGCATGGTGCTTATTGATGTATTTAAAGAAGCTCAACATGCTGGCTATGTTCCTCCTGGTTACAACCCTGCGAAAGCAACTAAACAACCACGGAACCGAGTGAAAAGAGAACGCATGACATTGGACGAATGGCGCACTATTTACCAGCAAGCCAAGAATCACCCTCCTTACCTGCAATGCGGCATGTTGTTGGCTTTAACCACAGGTCAGCGGATCGGTGATATCTGTAAAATGAAATTCTCTGATATTTGGGATGACATGTTACATATACAGCAAGAAAAAACGGGGAGTAAGTTGGCCATCCCTCTCTCACTAAAATGTGAGGCTATCAATCTCTCCTTAAGAGATGTTGTTGCTCAATGTCGTGACGCGGTTGTGAGTAAATATCTCGTGCATTATCGGCATACCACCGCACAAGCAAAACGAGGCGAGCAAGTCACACCAAATACATTAACCACAACGTTTAAAAAAGCGCGAGATAAATGTGGGTTAACTTGGGAAAAAGGTACGGCACCTACTTTCCATGAACAACGATCTTTATCTGAGCGACTTTATCGAGAACAAGGAATTAATACACAAAAATTATTGGGGCATAAAACACAAAGTATGACTGATAAATACCACGATGATAGAGGCAAAGAATGGCAAATTATTGCTGTTTAATTGAACAGTTTTGGGGAAGAGTTTTGGGGATATTTTGGGGAAGAATTTTATAGTACAAAAAATAAACGGGAACTAATAAGCTCCCGTTAACTATTTATCAAATCAACAATTACATGTGTTTGATAATCGCATCACCAAACTCGCTACATTTCAGCAGTTTAGCGCCTTCTAACTGACGTTCGAAATCATAAGTTACAGTCTTAGCAGCAATCGCGCCTTCCATACCTTTAATGATTAAGTCAGCGGCTTCTGTCCAACCCATGTGGCGTAACATTATACCCATAATAATTAGGTAACTTATTAAATAATTTATAATTATTGAGAATATAATTTATTTTTTATGTGATCTTGGTTTGTATATAACTTGTTGATTTTTAGTTTGGGTTGGAGTGGTTTTGGGGAAGATTGTTTTAGTGATTAATAACTTATCAAACTTAATATTAAATACTTAAACCTATTATTTATATTAAATAATAGAAAGTAAAAATTTAACTCTAATTATTCATATTAGTAATAAATTAGGAATTTTTATATTTAATTTAAATATATTCACTACATTAATGTAATGAATATTCTAAAAAACAAAATAACAATTTATTATGTAATAGCTTAAATCTGATTGTCAGCTTTGAGTGAAAAGTAGACGTTAGTTCTAACATTCTTTTGGACAGAACTTTATCAGTGATTTTGATAAATGAGCATTAAGCTGATTATCTGGAATATTGCAAAATTGTTAATCCAGAGGCCAAATTCACTCCCTCCTACACTTAATATCGTGGATATTCTGTGCCTGACTAGATTCGGGTCAGTGACGTTTTTCTGCTCGATTTAGTCAGCCTAATAATCCACTTTTTACACACAAATTAGCGCGACAATTCATAACTAAAGATTTCCAACTACCTCGGGTATATAGTCAGGTTGTATTACCCATTCTTTATTTGATATTGGACTCGAAAACTTCAACTAGTTCTTTAACTTTTTTCATACAATCGATATTAACACATCCATATTTATCATTGTATTTTATAAGTGACACTAAATATGAGCGATAACCTTTTAATTTATTCTGTAATTGATCATCAGCATACTTAGAGTAAAAATCAAATTTATTCCCATATCTTAGAATAAACTTCCTATGGTTTAAATAGAATACGTTTTCCATGATATATATTGGAGTTTTTTGTTTTTTTAGCAATGCAGAGAGTTTTTTCAACGGTTTAAGCTTTTTATCAGATAGTCTGATACTACCAACAGGCTTCTCTTTGTATGCATGAAAAAAGCCTTTCTTTCTTTTCCTATTCTGTACTACATAACCGTTAAGCGATATAGTATTTTCAGTCGCTCTTCTTTTTCTTTTTTTCAACTTGAGCGAAAGTGTAGAGACAAAGATAGAAATATCCTTTTCAAATTGTTCAGAATGCAGGTACTTACTGTTATCACAAGAAAAAAGCATATCATCTGCATAACGAGAGTAGATAATTCCTTTATCTTCACACAACTTTTGAATAAGAATATCTACTCTTCTGAATATTATGTTTGATATTACTGGTGAAGATGAAAATCCAATAGGTAATACTTCTTTTCCACGAAAATCTTTATCAATATAAGTGTCACTAACCTTGTGAGTAACAGACATATATGCAATGTCTAGAGCTGAGTATTTTTTCCCATTCTTTTCATTGTTGAAGTGCTGAGCGAGTAGTTTTTTTACTTCATGTGTGGGTATTGAATGGAAGAATTTTTTAATATCCAATCGTAGAAAGTAATATCCTTGGATATGAGGTCTTAGAAAGTCGTAATAAGATTTACCTTGAACAAAACCGCATGCAGATGAGTTAATAGGACTTTTATCTAGAACAAACTTAGTTATTCTATCATTTATACTCTTGTGTTCAGAGTCTCTAGATATCTCAAAAAAGTTGTCGCAACCAACTTTAAACTCTTTGACGGTAGGAGAGAAATCATTTAAAAGATCTTCATTACCTTTAAGTATTGCTTTCTTAAAAAAGTCATTACTAATATTATTTTTCATCATAAAGCTTCAACCCGATACAAAAGAACACCATTACACCGTAGGTGTGTATTGCGAGACATACTAATCAGAGTGACTAGTTTAGCAGTCATTAGGACTATGCCCAAAGCAAAAAGAAGTTGGACTTCCTCAAGCAAAGAGCGGGAGAGGCAAGCTCTCAGATACTTGTCAAAACTCATATCTCCCCTCTACTATCGGGTTGAAGCATACGAATAATATCATAAAACTCAGGGAAATAAACTTTAAATACTGTCCCAAATGGTTGATTTTTAGCTAAAGACTCTTTCTCAACATATTCAACAGCATGATTTAGGAAGCTTGTAGTCCATCCATCAGTTTTATCAAGGTATTTGTTATGTACAGTGATCTCTTCTAATAATTTCATTAGCATTTTTGCATGCCTAGAAGTGTACCGCAACTTGCCAGTTATCTTTCTCTTATTCTCTAAAGTTTGTTTGTATGTTTCAATATTGAAGTGGCTATAGTCAGTTAATGCCATTGACTTTCCATTAAAAATAACTCTAATGTAATCAATGAGCATATCCTCTGTAACATACTTGCTTCGTTTTATACGTTGTAATATAGAATTAAAATTAGAATTATGTTCCATATCTAACCATTCATATACAATTTTTGAGCTATTTTTCTGAATTAAACATCCTTCTAAAGTTGTTCTATTTAGATAAATGTTCTCATCAAGCAACCGGCTTTTAACAGCATGAAATACCGACTCAAAGTCAGATTCCTCTAGAAAACATTGTGTTGTATTATTTACTTTTACTTCTTTATTTATAACGGATAATAACGACTCAATGTTTTCTCGTTTGGTTTTGTACTTCTTACTGAACCCCAGTTTATATTTATTAAGCTCTGATTTTAAAGTGTCTGGTTTAAAGTTAAAATAGTTACCATTTTTTTCTAGTTTTATAGATAATTTTGTAGGCTCACCTTTGATTGATATTGCTTTATCTACATCGAATAAGAATAAGTATGGAATTGTAGAGTTTGAGTATGATGGATTAACTCGTTCACCAACGACATTGCTACTGCATTTATAAACATCTATATTTCTTAAATGTGGAAAATGTTCGGTCATCTTCATGTTTCCAAAGACTTCCAACTCACTTTCACCCTCTACAAATAGGATGAAGTCGCTAAAGAATAATCTTGCTTCATTATCACTAAAAATATTTATAAAGCTCTCGTTGTCATAAGTGGAATTTAATGTGCTAATCGTAGTTCTAGCATCTACTTTCTTCTGAAAACAATAGATACGTTGTTTTTGTCTGAATTTTTTAATTATCTCTTTTACTATATTAGGCGAATGAGTTGTTAGAAATACTTTAGGCCTAGTAACACGATCATCTTTCTTTTTATTATAATTGTAACTAGTATATATATCTTGAACTAGAACCTCATTCATTTTAGGGTGTAGACCTAGTTCAGGCTCATCAATAAAAACAAATGGTGTTATATATTCTCTTCTTGAAATTGTAATTAGTATCTTAAGAAAGGTTTTTATGAAATGAAATGAATTTGTTCCATCTGAGTGAAACTTTAAATCATTTTCATCTATCTCAAAACGATAACCTTTTAATCCAGCTTTAATATAACTCAACACCTTTTCTTTCTGAGAACTTGGCTTCGTAGATATTGTTTTGTTTAAGTCTAAAATATAATTCTTATACGAATTATCGCCACTCGAATTTATTGATTTGTCAAAAAAATCAATTACAGTTTGGTCATCAATTCTAGACAGGTTGAAAGACTTTACTCTTGATATAAGATCCCACAAGCTGTCCCATTCATGTAAATCCATGTGTCTAGGTTCAATATGGAAAAATGGAAACAGATAAAGAATAAGGTTTAAAGTTTGTTTGTCTTTAGTTGACCACTTAACTTTACCATCGCTGTAAATGTTCAGCGTCAAAGTATAAATGGTGTAATCATTATCGTAGCGTGTTATTAATGCAAATATACTTCGTTTATGGAGAGGCACCAGTTTTCTGATGATAAAATCAAAATACTTATTGTTAGGTTGATTCCTAGCTATCCTATAAATTCTGGTCATATCAAAAGTTACTGATATAGAACCTTTATACGAATAATTAGAGTTTAACTTTGGAGGTAACTCTTCTTTACCTTCTAGTTTATTGTAGAAGAATTTAAGAGCTTTAAGTAAGTTAGATTTTCCAACGTTATTGCGACCGACAATGCAGTTTAAGTCGTTTAAATTACCTACATTTAGCTCATCAAATGATAATAAATTGGTGATTTTTATAGCTTGTATTGTCATAATGTGCCCTAGATTTTTTTATCATCATATCAGTTGATTATTTAGCTTGCTACTCCGATAGGATTTTTACTCAGGCCAATCAATAGATTTCTAATACCAGCAAACGTTCAGTCTTTATACCTTGCTGAGTTTTTAATCCTTGAATATTTAACGCATTGACAATACCTCTTAGCGTAATATATGTTTCTAGCAGATATACATACATTCGGATAATTTGAAATAAGGTAAGCTAACCTCGGTAAGATATAAACGAGTATTTTCTCTGAATTATAACTGAATATAAACGAGTTAATACCAATATCTGCTTCTTGCACAAAGCCAATTACCAAAAAATATATATTTTTCTTTAATAACCTTTTATACTTATTAACTAAACTAACTATCTAAACTCTTTCCATCACCCACCATACTCCCTCACATCAATGTAAAAATACTGCTTACCTAGCGAGGTTGTTGACATCTGTCCTGCCACTATCATGGAATGAGGGATAATACGGTTACCTCGGCCACAAAGAGTTACCCTAATTGTTTTTCCTCCCATCGAATCCATCATCCCAATATGCCCTATTGTTGTGATTAATACCGCACAAGGAAACCTAACATCCACGCCACTCCAATTATTTCCTGTGAGCACAAAGTTATTTCCCTCTAATAAATTAAGTGGTCTTTGGCTTGAAGCGTGTGTAATAACACCTTTATGATAGATTTGAATTCCCCATTTTTGAGGATGAAGTGAAATATGATAAGAAGACTTCACAAATACATAGAGCTCATATTCTGCTGAATTACCTTGAATAGTATCAATTAAATTCACACACCATGCATTGTTCTCATAAATTACTTCAGATAATCCACTTAATGATGGATTAGAGGAATTAAGAACTCGAATAAAAATAAGTGGCACTGCGTTATTATTACCTTCGATAATCTTAATTAATCCCGGCTTAGTTTTTATCTTCTTTAAAAATACGGCTGATTCATAAGGTGTTAATTCTTCGGTAATGCCCTGATTAAAAAATAATGCACCATATTTACTCATTTAATTAGTACCATAATAATTCCATTAATCGATTGACTACCACGTAGAGAATTCCACGAAATTTTATTATTCTCGACTCTAACAGTGAAATAAGATCCTCGATTTCTAGCTACAATATAGGCGGCCAATGACCGCCCTTTAGGAATATTATTATAAGTTTTACTGCCATTTTGAGTGACCGCTATTTGGTCAAAAATAAACGAACGCCCTGTGATTTTTATTGGCTTTCCTTTCTCATATATCTCTATTCCCCACGACATGAAAAATCCTCTACGGCATCAGAAGATACCCATCCTCCTAAGAATTTAAATCCTAATTGAGGTACAGCATGATAAAGAGGTCCTTTAATGGTTTCTCTCTTTTTATCAAACTTCACCAATACAGGTTGTTGATAGTGAAAAGTTTTTATTTGGTAAACACCTTGGCAATCGACTTTTTTATATCCAGAGGTACACCCTGACAATAATAATGCTGTAATTAAAACAATAAACTTCATACGCTACCCTAAATAACCTATTTTTGCCGCTAACTGATTGTTTTCATCGTAAACATAAATAGTATTATTCGTGATCACTAACCGCCCTTTTGTTCCTCCTGAGTTAATATCTAACCGTCCACGAAATACTGCATCATTTAATTCCACATTCCCTGTTGTGGCATCAATATTAAATCCTTTCTTGCCCGTCAAATAATTAGTGGAGGTTATCTTTTTACCTACTGATAATTTATCAATAGTTGCCTGACTAAATAACGCATCATTGAAAAAGGCTTGTCCATTTTGGATCACAAACGGTGTCACCACTTTGCCATTTAACGACGATATCACCGCAAAATTTTGGGCATTGACCAGAAATTGACTATTTCCTTGTGTATTAAACCCTAAGCCAATGCCAGTAATGACTTTATTCCCTTTGCTATCTTGCTGGACTTTCATTGTCCATGATGCCGAAATTTTGCCATTTATGTCTGTGACCACTTTCGAAGTTTGTTCGATTTTGGCTGAACTTGTACCCACTTGGCTTTCTAAGCGAGTGACCTGCTGGGCGGTAGAGGTCACTTTACCTAAAACCTCGGTCACTTTGGTTTCGAGTTGGCTTACCGCATTCGCCGTTGCATTGGCTTTCTGTTCGCTGGACTTAGGTACTTCATTCGCCACAAATCCTTTTGGTGCTACTGATTGTTTGTTATTGGTATAAGTGCTGGTAATGATTTGATGGTTAACACTTTTATGCTTATTGAGTTGGTATTTAGCCCCTCCTCGTAAATAGATATATTCCACAGAACCATTTATTAATTGAGCAGGCCCCATCACAGGGGATTGATTTGTCCATCGCCAATCAAAGTTATCAATGATACGGTTTTCAGACTGAGTTCCCCATCCAGAAGCACTGACTTGCCATTCCACAATCACAGCAAAACCTTTGGTGCTGTGAGTTGCATAGCTGGGTTTATTGTCTGAATATTGCCCTAAAGTTCTAAAGACCTTAAAGGCATAACGACGAGAGGTCGCTAATGGCAAAATCACCGGATAATAGGTGTTTTCATTAAGTTTTGATAAATCTAAATCCACCACCACAGATCCCGTTAAATCGGCTTTTACCGTCTCTAATTTGCTGGATAACGCTTGTACTTGAGAGGTTGCGGAGGTGACTTTGCCATCGAGATTAGACACTTGCGTATTTAACGCATTTACCACGCTACTGTCGGCTTTCCCCTTCAGTGTTGAACTGAGGGCTGAAATATCTTTCGATTGTGCTTGCTGTTTCGAGGTAAGGGTTTCTAATGATTGATTAATCGCAGAAACATTCCCATTCATCCGAGTTTCCAGCGATTGTCTGGCATTTGCTTCCGCTTGGTCACCTGTAACTCGCGCTTGCTTCTCTGCGGAGATAAGTCCTGCGGTGACTTTCGATAAATCATTGCCGGTATAATCACCACGAAGTTGAGTGGCTAAGGATTGCCGTTGTTGTGCTTCGGTTTGATCACCCTCAATACGTGCTTGTTGCTCTTGTTTAATTGCGGCGGCCTGTGCTTCTGTTGCCGTTGAAACTTGATTTATCCGCTCAGCCAGTAATTTTTCTGATCCCTCCCGTTTTTTTTCACTTTCTTCAATCGCCGCGCCTTGCCTCATTGACTCTTCTAAAAGCTTGTCATGATTTAGCCTCATTAACTCATGTAATTCAGTAATATCGATTTGGTTAGCTTTGCCGTTAATTTCACCCAATAGGTCTTGTGCGAGTTGATCTCGACTAATTTGCCCCGCTAATTCTTCAAGAATTAAATCGGTTTGAGAAGAGCAAGTACCCGAAGCTTCCACAAAAGGTGATTTGCCATAGCTGTTGATTGTTCGAACATAAAAATAATACGTATGCCCTGCTTGTAAATTCTCTTGCGTCCAGAAATTCCCTTGGCCAACTTTGTTTGTTTTGGTGATCACTTCATTTTCAGAAAGATCAGCGAGCTTTTCCTCACTAAACCAAAACTCAAAGGTATAACCAAAGACAGCACTATCGCCTTGTTTCGGTGCAATGGTCAGATTAAATAAGCCAGAGGTAACATCAATATGCTCTGGAGGCGGTGGTGCTTGAATGGCAAAATCACTGATAGCAGGTGCCGACATCGCACCGGCAACGTTTGTTGCTCTAACTTCAACACGATAAGTCCCTCGCGCTAATCCGTTAATATCGACACGCTCAGCCGGTACCTGAATAGATTGAATAACATTGCCTTTTTGAAGAATAGTGACAGTGTTATAACGCACATCAGAAGCCACATTCTGCCAAGAAAGCGTACCTTGCACGATGTCACTGACTGCAAGTGGAACAAAGGTAAGATTAATGGGTGAAGCAACACCACCAGCGGGTAAACTCACAAACGGGGGACGCTCAAACGGTTTGCCAATCACATCTTCATATAAATAGGCACCATCCTCTTCCAACGTTAAAGCCACACCCTCTAAAGCATGAAAAGACCATTCGGCAATACGGAATTCCAGTCCACTAATCCCCAAAGCCGGTAATTCTAAAAGCACAACGTCCCCCGGACGATAAGCATAGCCGTCTAAGTTCATCGTGAGTTGAACCCGTCTTCCGGCTTTCTTTTTGCGGAGATATTGGCGAGCTAATCGTTGGGCTTGATAAGGGCTGGTGACAAAACGATAGTCGATATTCTCTCGAATTTCTAAGCCATCCTCTTTCACCCATTCGTCCACAATCACAGGCGTGAAGTCGGTTTTTGTGTACAACTGTTCGGCATCAATAAACGTGCCATACACCGCATTGGTCGCGTCTTTTAATCCTGTTTCAGGGGTACATGTGACGGTGCCAATCAATTGTGATTCAGTAATGGTTTTTATTGCAGGCCCATAATAAGCGCCGATTTGAATACCGTGTTTTCCTGCGGTGAATGTCGGTTCCGCATTAATGCATTTGTGCATCGCTTCCAAGACACTCGATGGACTCTCATTTAAGTCATAGGCACCATTAAGGGTATATCGCGACTCAAATCCGCCTTCTGGTAGACTCACTTTTTCATCACATAAATCGGCCGCCTGTTTAAAGCTGTCAAAATCAATATCCGCATCAGGCACTTTTAAATAATGGCGGTAATAATCCAAAATCACTAAGGCACCATTGTTACTCCACACAGTTTGCCCTGTGCGAGGATCAAACAGATGTTTTCCCCAAACTTCACATTTCACATTGGGTAATCCATAAGGGAATTTTTCTTGGTCAAACGTGAGTGTCACTCGTAACCACGCCAGACCTCGACCAATCATATCCTCTTTCCATGAAGGGCAATTTTTAAGCATAAAGGGATCGACATCTTCCCTGTCATTATGCAACTCCACTTCAACAACAGGTGCCGTGATTTTTAAACTCTTCAACCAAAGGTGTTTAACTTCATGAACGGTATATTCACCAAACGTCTCAATTAAATCGTCCCCTAACCAAATCTTCCCGATTTTCTCTATGGGGTGCCCAGCAAGCGCTAATGCTAGTGTGATTTTTTCGTTTTCATCTTGTTCACCCGCTTCTTCTTCGGCGAAGAAAAGCAAACCCGATATCACTGTTTTTCCGACAATTACGGTTTCAGGCGCAGACGATGAACGTAACATCTGTTTGCGTTCACTGGTATCTCGATAATTCATAGAGGGAAGTTTCGGCTTAAAGATAAGCGAACCCGCGACTTGAACCGCAACGCCTGCTGCCATCAGTGCCATGCCCATCGCCGAGGTGACACCTCCGGTAAACAGCCCCGCAATCATTAAGCCCGCACCCACGACTTTTGAAATTAATCCACCACTCCCACCCATTATTCCACTCTCCACGCTTTGATTGGGTTAATCTGCACCGGCTTCACGCCTTGTGGGGTTACGCCCCAATAATGCCTCGCCCAGACCACGGCTAAACTGTCACCGTCCCCACCTTTAAACAGTACGAGGTCACCACGCTGAATCCGCTCAATCTCAATGGATTTGAAATAGCGTGAAACGGCTTTCTCTAAGGAGCCAAATTTAGATTTGATCAGATTGAAGGCTTCAGCTTTAGTTTTATAGTGATTGAGATAAGGTTTTATTGGCGAGAAGCCGCATTGTGCGTAAATACATTCAGAGGCAAAAATACAACAATCAAATTCACCCCATGAAAAAGGGCGACTCATTGCCGCCCTTATGGTTTCAGGTAATTTAAGTGTCCAGTTAGGTTGTTTCATGTACTGACCTTAAATAGCAAAAAACCCACAAAAGTGGGTTTAACAAAGCAATAGGATTATTTATAAATAAATGCAGGTGCATCTTTCTTACTGCCCCAATAAATAGCCCGTTCAGCCATTTGAGCAACATAACGAAAGATACGATCACCTTGTCTTCGAGATGACCACGACTCATCGGTGAATCTATCAGGTAACCCGATTGACCATCGCTCGAATCGATTAGAAACATTAACACATACAGCATTTTCTTCGCCAGACACCACATTGATAGATGTGATTTGTCCGACAAATAAGACTTCAGCAAGAAGCGGTTTTCCCTCTTCACCGATGGCGACCATCATCAACCGCACTTCTCGCCCTCGGCTTTGCTCATTCATCACCATTCCCACCAGCGATTTATCAAAACCCGCTAATTTAAGCTGTAATTGTGGGGGACTGGTTGTCTTATTTTCTTTTAGCTGACTGATTTCGCCTAAACTTCCTACACCTAAATAGGTTTCCCCCGCAATAATCAGTTGCCCAACGCCGGTATGCGCACAGGTTACACCTGATTTCAAATCGAGTCTGGCGGCTAAGACAATATAAGCCCCCTCATTAATGGCTTTTACCATGGCATCAGAAAATGGATGATATTGCATTAGTACAACACCTCCTCAAAAGATAACGTGATATGGGTATACCCCAAGCGACGATGCTGAAATTTACCCTGTTCATTATCAACGAGCCGAAATACTCCAAAAGGACGCTCAACCTCAAGCATTTCATTGACGGTAGGTGACGTTCTTAACATCGGCGAAATAAGAATAATGGCACGGCCTTGATTATCACTGACCACATCTGCCACCACCATTTTGAGTTCATTGCCCACAGTTAAGCGATCCCCTTGCTGTAACACGCGCATATTGCGCTTCCAGTCCTTTGTTTCTAGCCGATGACCCAATTGGCTCGGTATTGCAATACGAGGCGAACCATACCCATAACGCCCTTTTCTTATCCAACTGGCTATTTTGACCCGTCCCGACATCCCATCCAATGAAGCCACCAGCGCTTCTAACTGGCGAGATTTTGCTTCATTTAAATTATTGAATGTCAGCTCACAACGCCAACGACTTCCTGGAAAGCGTACCGTCTGGCTACTTCCATTAAATGGTGAGGTAAAGGTTTTGCTGTTACTCAATAATTGCCAGTTTTCCTGTGTGGGGATCACCTCTTTTGGCCATTCAAGAATAGACATTTAGACTCCTAATGTTCTGCGTGCTGCGCCATTACTTTGAAAGTCTTGTAACATCATCGCGTGGGCTTTCTGTGCGCCGGCTTCTGTCCCTTGTTGTGCAGCTTCCTTTATTGCCTGCGCAAGTACAGCGTCACCATTTCCTGTCACTGTAATATGATTAACGACGGTCATTTGTACACCACCTGCATGGGCTAACGTCGGTTGCGGTGTAACGGGTATTCGCCCTGCGACCGCCCCCACAAAGCCACCTGAAGCATAACCTTGCGCCGCATGCATTAAGCGATAGAGATTGCCGACACCCAATTTAGCCGTCGCTTCTTTGGTAAAAACAAACTCACCACCATGTACAATCCCTTTAGGTTCGAATTTCCCGCCATGCCCCGTATAGCCACCGTAAGCATGCCCTTTGCTCATCCATCCCATATCAAAGCCCATTGCCTGCCCGCCTGCTTCAATGGCTTTGAAAATCAGCATTTTCATCACCATTCGAGTGATATCGGAGATCACCGCATTGGCAAAATCTTTAAAACTTCCTTTCCCCGTTAAAGCAAAATCGGCTAACGCATCAGACATATTATTAAGGGCATTGGTGGTGACATTTCTGACGTTTTCCATTACATCCATAGCCGACTCACTGAAATCCGATAAACCTTGTTTTAATCCCGCCATCGGATCGCCTTTCATGGCCTCTCGCTTCCTTAGCTCTTCCTCAATCTGCTGTTTAGTGAGTTCGACATTACGTTGTAAGTTCACCAGCTCTTTTTCGCCTAAATCCACACTGGCTTGCTGATACAGCACATCAATCTGACGAAGGGCATTAAGCTTTTCTTGCTCTGCGCGTGTCTTTCCTATCAAGGTGGTTTCAAATTGCATCTGCTCAATTTCTTTACCGCGATCATAAGCAAATTGCGCAACCGAGTTAGCACGAGCTAAATCATCAATGGCTTTCGCTTTTTCTTTTATCGTCTCAATCGCTTTGGGATCGATTTTTAAGATGGCATCAAACTTATCCTTATTCTGTTTGATATCAGCTAAGGCGGATGTGTATTCATTAAAGGAAGAGGTCGTGCCATACAGCTGAATACTTTGTCCATCTGCAATCAGTGAGGCTTGTTTTTTCTCTAATTCCGTTAAGATTTTGGTGTACTGCTTGGCGTAATCAATGGTTAATTTATGGCTGAGCTTATACGTCCGTTTGGCTTGCAGTGCCAGTTGTGCCTCAATTTCCGCTTGTAAGGCCTTATCGTAGCCTTGCATATCTGGCGTAATTTTGCGTGAGGCCAATACATCTTCTGCATTTAATTTCGCTAATGCCTTCCCTGTGGCTTGCGCTTTTGCCACTGAACGTTGCGATTTTTCAATCGATTCATCAATCTGTTTAGCAATCGCCGTAGCGGCATTCACTTGGCTATTTGTCGCCTGAAGCGTGATATCAATGAGTGATTCATATTCAATGCCTAAACTCTTTAAGCTCGCCTTAAGTGAATTAATAACGGCATCAACATTTTGTAACTCAGTGGCATAGCGTTTATATTCAGGAGCTTGATCGCCCACTTTGTCTTTGAGTGTCGCCAACATATTTTGCATATTGGCTCGCTGGCGCTCTAAGTTATTAACTTGCTCTGCATATATCCCCATCGCAGCATCAAGCTCTTTTTGCTTTTCAGCTACTCGTTTAAGGTATAAATCCCCCACTCCTTGTTCAGTAAACGCCTTTTCACTCTCAACGCTGTATGTCGATAAACCTTGTAAGGAAATAACCTGTTGTTTAAGTTCCTCGATTTTCTCCAATTGCGCGTTAATGCCCGATGAAACTTTGCTTAAATTCGCCACTAACGTGGCATTGCTCATTTTGTTTAACGCTTCTGTTGATGTATCAAGGGAATTAGCAAATTCAATCGATTCGAGTTTGGCTTGTTTGACATTTTCGCTGTATTCATACAATCCCATGCCCAATGCCACAACACCAGTCAACACTAATCCAATAGGGCCACCCGCTAATCCCATAACACTGTTAAGTGCTCGCCCCGCCACCGTTGATTGACGCCGAGCGGTCGTTAATGCACGTTGAGCAACATTTTCGGCGGTTAATGCCTGTGTATAATTTAGCGAGGCTGTTCTTGCGAGTGACTTTGTAGCGATAAGATTATCGAGTGCGATTTTTTCTGCGTTAGTGCCTCTAGCAACTTGATATTCCATTTTGGCTCTATTGAGCGCCGATGTGGCGGCTTCTTTATCCGCCCATGCCTTCCTCACGGCACTGGTTGCTGCCACACTGTTTGCCTCTGCACTCTGTAATGTGGCTTTGGCTTCATTCAACGTTGTCTGATTTTTCAGATAAGTGGCTTTCGTCCATTGAGAGAGTTTTGCTACCAATGCCGTGACGGCGATCCCTTCAACCACTTTAGCGACTAACGATAGATTATCAGCAAGAGTGGCCATCCCTGTGGTAAAAAGCTGAGTCGCACCTGTACCTTGATTCGCTTCACCGATAAATTTTGTCATCGCCGATTGAAGATTAGTGAAACCTTGGCTAACCGTTGTCACGCTGGTAGCAAATTTTTTATCCACACTGTCGGCTGCACGTTCTAAGGCTTGAATGACCTTCTCAATCGTCATTTCACCATCTTGGGCTTTCTTCCTTAGTTCACCCACACTAACATTCATTCCGTCAGCGATGGCTTTCGCTAACGCAGGCGTTTGCTCCATCACTGAATTTAGCTCTTCGCCACGTAACTGCCCCGAGGCTAATGCTTGACCAAATTGGGTTAATGCCGCTTGGGCTGCGGTTGCACTCGCGCCTGAAATCGCCACGGCTTTTGAGACAGTTTCCGTGAGTTCGGCCACTTTTTGCTGACTTAAGCCTAAGCGATCTGCATTATCTGCAAAACGTTGATAAACCTGTGCTGTGGCATCCAATGATTGATAGGTTTTTTGGGCAATATCATAGACGGCTTGTGTGGCTTTATTTAACTCGACAGAACTTTCTGTCACCAGTTTTAAGCGGTTCTGTAATTCCGTCCAACTATCAGCATAATTAATGACTTGATGAATGGATAATGCACTTGCGGTGACACTCGCAAAACGGGCAAAAAGCGCCGAGGATTTTGCGGTTTGCGATACCATTCGCTCTTGTTGCACGGTGATAGCTTGAAGGCTGACGCGAATACTTTGCCCAAATTGTTCTGTTTGGCGCTGGCTACGGTTGATCGCATTTGTGAAATTTGCCGTATTCAGCGTCAAATCAATATTTAATCTACCTAATGCTCCCGCCATAAATTCAATCCTTGGTATGAACACTACAAAAGCAAACTTTCACCCTGAATAAATGCAATATTCCTTGTTATTTGCTATTGATTTAATTATTGATAAACTGAAATTTCGAATAATAGAGGGGGTTTTATGAGACTTATTCTGGCGTTATTACTACCTTGGTTACAATTTTTCACGATTGGTCGCCCATTTGCTGGCATCTTCTGCCTTATCCTACAAATCACCTTAATTGGGTGGATCCCTGCGGCTATCTGGTCGGTTTATGCCCTTTCTCAATACAATACGGATAAAAAAATTGAGAAAATGTCTCGCGGTGGTTAACGATTAAGCCCCACTCATGTGGGGCTATCGATTAGCTAATACACTCTCAGTGACGTTATCCCACACCTCTTCTTCCGTGATTTTCTTCTTCCACATCGGCATAAAATCCATCAATTCCGGTGGAGACGTTTTCGGATCACGATTTATCATCGCAAGAAGATGCGCTACTTGTGCCATCCGATAATCCTCTCGCCATAAACCAAAGGGTTGTTTGCGATAAAAGGCCTCATATTCACACAAGTGGCTTTCAGGCATTTGCTCTATTTCCGCGAGGGTTTTTCCCAATGCCAACGACAATATCAGTTGGAATTGTCGTCGGTCTCCGAGTTTTTTTCGCTGTTCCCCGCTTCGGCCGTAAACACCGCATTAGAGAATCCTTGCCCTAAACGATTAAGACCTTTTAAATCTGCTTCATTTTCAGCATCAAAAAGCAGCTCTCCTTTTTCATCACACAACTTAAAGGCCAGCATTCTGGCAACATCATATTCATCGTAGACACGATTTATCGCCTCATTAAATTGTTCGGGATCGTCTTCGTCTAAATAAATGTCCTGCGCCTCAGCGAGCTTGATTTTAATTTGGCGAAGTTTGCGCTGAATGTAATTCATGGTGCCAACATCCAGCTCTTTGACATAAAAAGTGTTGTCTAAATAGGTAAAAGGCGTCACTTTCAGTGCTTGGTTTAACACTAATTCACGCAATAAAGCGTTAGACATAATCACTCCTAAGATTTTTTTATCGAGAAGGGAGAAGAGAAATAATGAGGTGGATGAGTTAAGGATTATTTCTTCACATTCAAATAATCACGGCCAGACAATTTAATCGAGATCCCCGAATCCATCATTTGCCCTACACTGCCATCAATGTTCATGCCTGTCTCGACAGAGCCGTAATAAAACATGGAGCCCTCATCTCGCGTTAAGACCATTTTCACCGCAAATTTTTCTTTGCTGTTTTCATATTTACGCAAGAGTCGCTGCACATCACTGGAGCTATAACGTAAGAAGAAGGTCAATTTAATTGAGCCGTATTCCGTATCACCGGATTCATATTCTTTGCCATCACTGCAAATAGTGGTGACATCAATTTGTTCGGTTGTCGAACCGTCTTTGCTGAAACTTTTTACCGCACAGAAATTATTAGACCATTGAATGCGTTGTACTTTGGCGTTTGCAAAATCTGTGGGTAACGTTTTATCACTCCAATCCACTTCGTCGCACAAGGTCACTTTATTGCCATCAACCTGTGCAATGGGGAAACGCCCATCTAACTCCCCGAGTCCCGATAACATAATCATGTCATCCGCTTTCAGTTTATTATTGGCGATGGTAATGGTTGCGGGTGATAACGTCGCTTCCGTCACCGTCATCGCCTCCCCTAAGCCTGTTTGCACAAAGATCTTCGTGCCGAGGAAAGGCGTCGCTTTATGGTTTTTTGACTTTGCCATATCCATTCCTTATTTATCTGATGAAATCATTAATTCAAGAACAAGCCGATGCAATTTGACATCCGCTTCATACCCAAAGACCGCATTCACCCGTTGTGCAAATGGGATTGTCGCAACAATCTGAGTTTCAATCTTTTTACGCAAGACTATAAGGGGTTGTGGCTGTGGCGCATACACATCAAGTTGCACACGATAGTTGTCTAAATCCGTATCCTCCAGCGCACTGTTAGGCGTGATGCTGGCAAACTGGATCACAATGGCGGGATAATGCCCTTTGCCTTCGGGTAATACCTGAAAAAAAACCCTTCCATCGACAAGCGGTGAAAGGGTCTCTTTTAATTGCTGTATCATGATCTCTACCTTACTTTTTCAATATCCTCTTTGAGTGTTTGAACAATCACTTTAGCCGTTGCTTCCTTTTTCGCTTCAAAGCTGGGACGCATAAACGGTTGTGCGGGCATCTTGGCGGTACCAAACTCGACAAACCACCAATAAAATGGATCATTCGGGTTCAATGCTGCACTTTTCCCCGTTGCCTGTTTAAAGGCAGACACCTTTTTACCCGATAATGATTTCACCCAAATGCGCGTTTTGACTTGCCCATTGCGTTGTACTTTCGTTTTAGAACGAATATTGCGCTTGATAGTGCCTTTACGTCGATGCGGCACCGTTTCCTTAAGGATAGGCACTCGATGTTTGATTTCTTCCTTTAACGCCGAAGCCCCTGCATTCATTGCCTTACGCGCACTTTGATTTCTGGTTTTACGGGCGATATCTTGCATTCGTTGAGCGAGTTCAGACAATCCACTGATTTTAATCTCACCCATCATTCACGCCCTCTTTGCACATTAATTGAAGCTCACGATGACGCTCATAAGGGTCAATAATCGAAATAATATTAAATATTCGCTTACCCCATACAATACGCATTGAGGTATCGATATCAGCGATATAGCGAATAAGAATTCGCGTTGTGGCCTCACTTTGTACTTGTTGAGCTTGAAAATATTCTCGCCCTTGATAAGGCATGATCGCTGCACGTACTTTTGTCGCATGATCCGTCCAAATCACATCACTGCCACTGATGGCATCGGGCGCTAATACTGATTTTTGAATATTAATGGTGTGGCGTAATCGTCCCGGATCCATTAACTACCTCGCCAATTTCGACAAAGCAGTAACAATCTCTCTACTGCTTTATTTTCATATAACGGAATTTCACTTTGGCTGGTTCGATGTTCAAACATATCCCCCAGCACCAAAAGCATGGCCGATTTCACTTCATAAGGGATATCATCAGGTGATTTCCATGTGGGTTCATCACACCATCTCAAACAATAATTTAATGCGCTTTGTGCATAAAATATAATCTGCTCATCACGATCATCACCGCTGTATTCGAGATGCTGTTTTAATAAAGAAAGAGGAATGACATCTAAGATATTCATGATGTAATACGGGATAGTTACCTACCCCGACCTATTACTTAAGCACTTCTTCCAGACGTTGGGAAAGTCCCTTTGATTAAGGCTTGAGGGCGATAATGGGCTAAGGCTAAACGTTCTTCACACAAAATGGTCAGCATATTCTTCACGAAATTATCACGATCTTCTCGACTCACTTCGATAACTGCATTCATTCGATCCCATACTTGAGACGCCAAATCAAATGCACCAACAGTAAACTCACCTTGTTTTTGTGCTTTTGTTGGAACAACAGGTAATCCCCACATTACATTTGAAGTAAACGCTTGTGGACCGCCAAAAATATAACGCCCTTCTTTATCTTTCATTAACGCAATGGCATGCCAATCACGAGGATTTAAAATGATACCAGAGGCGCTAAATTCAGATTCTGTTACCTGATAAATGGCATGAGCAATCAAGTCAGCATGCGTGTCGCCAGTAGCACTCAACGTGGTATCATAGGCAGTGGCAACATGATTAATTCCCGTCAAATTATCCGCAGTACCGTCACCATTGAGTAATTGCTCCTCTTCCACTAACGCTAAGCCATACAATAAGCGGTTATTAACATAAGACTGTAACTGCACAGCATCATCCATCACTTGGCGGGACGCTTGGATCCAATGAGCAATAGTGATCACATTTGCCGTTTGTTTTTCAAAAGTCAGATTAGATTCTGGTTTCTGTGCCTTTTCTTTCACGGGTGCCGCGCTATTGGTAAACAATTTTTCGCGTACATATTCCAGTGAGTTACTGGAAATACGACCTTGAGCTAATAAATCGCGGATAACTAAACGACGCATCCCCGGCATAATAATACCCGGTACTTGCATCGGCTGAATGAGAACTCCGGCTGAGCTCGCATCACTGCCTAATGATTTATTAAAGGTTTTCACTTCATAAGAAGCCTGACTCCCATTCCATGATTTTGTCAGCGCTTCTGCTGCTCGTTCAGAAAAATCTTTTTTCGCATTAGGATCATCAGCACTCGTTGCCCCTTTCTGCTCTAAATCAAACAGACGTTCACCGGCTTTTTTTAATTCCTCTTGAACTAAGGCTAAATCTGTTTGTAATTGCTTTGAAACTACGCCAGTAGCTTCAATTTCTTTCTTCTGTGCATCGAAGAGCTCTTGCACCTTTTTTTGTGATCCTTCGATGGCTTCTTGGATAATAGCTAAGTCAGACATATTCTATCCTTTCAGATTAAATGCATTAATTTGGTTAACAATGGATGCGACTAGGGATTGTTGAGTGTCATCGGACTCACTCCGAATAGCGGATTTGAAGCGGGAAATAAAACCGACTGCTTCTGATTTTGATAAACCGGCTGACTCTCTCAGCCAATCCTCAATATCTCGGATCGTTAATAACCCATCGATACTTTTTAGCGATGAAACCTGTGCTTGGTCATTAGCGGGAAATGTACAAATACTGATTTCACGTAACAGAGAGATATTTTTAAAAATACGGCCTGAAGGTGTCCGCTCAAAGTCATTACGCAGACAACCGAATCCGATAGAAAGACCGTCAACCGTGCCATGCTTCATTGCCGCTTTTAGATCTTGAGCTGCACTATGACCGGGTGTCAGTTGTCCTCTCACACGTAATCCTTTTTGATCTTCCTCCATGTACTCCCATTTCCCCACAGGAAGTTCCCAGACTCGATGGTTATAAAACATAGCGACTTTTTGTTTTTGCTTATCTAAAACATGTTTAAACGCACCGGGTAAAATAATGTCACCATCAGAATCTTGATGACTAAATACAGAGGCATAACCTTCAAAAACGCCTTGTGTGCCATCACCCGTAAATTTGATTTCTGCTTCATCAAAATTCAGTGTTTTTCTAATATCAGGCATTGAACCCCCATAAATAATTAAGCCCCACTTTCGTGAGGCTCTTTATTGAGTTGGTTAATCGGTAAATATTGTGCTTGCCGGTAAGCGACATCCCCACCTTCAAGAGGAGGATAATTATCAAGCCGTCGCATTTCATTAATGGTTCTTAACCCCGATTCTCCCATCGCTTTCATAAACGCGGCGCGTGAAGTGGAATCGCCACGCAATAATCCATCAAGGTTATGTTCAGCATGGTATTTACCCACTTCGGGTGGTTTTAGAAGCCAACGCGCAATGCAGTTTTCCCATCGGGAGATATAGGGTTGTAAGGTATATTGAAGAAAACCTAAGTTTTGTTGCTCAATGCCTGTTCCCCAACTTGTTGATTTTTCAACATCACCGACTAAATGCGGTGGAACACCAAAGAAACGCGCTAATTCACTGACTTGAAATTTGCGGGAAGACATTGTTTCTGCATCTTGAGGACTAACACCAATATCTTGTGCTTGAAATCCCCCTTCTAAGATCCACAATCGTTTTTTAACGGGACCACCCGCAATTTCTTTGAAATTCTCTTCAAGTTGGCTACGTTGCTCTTTATTCAATACCTTATCGCCCGTTGTCAGAATTTTAGGAGACTTAGCCCCATTAGCGTAAAACTCACGTTGTTGATCTTCCATCGCAACGGCCGTGCTTGCTGTCTTACACGCATAAGCAATAGGCGACAATCCGACTAATCCATTAAAACCAAACCCTTTTAAATGAAAAATTTCGTGTTGTTTAAATTTCGCAAATTCATGATCACGCTGATATTTATAGATAATATTCTTCCCCTCCATGCATACATCCATATTGGCAGACAACAGAGGAAGCAAGCTGATCACATCACCGACTTTATTTCGCTCAATCAAGGCGAAAGCATTACCATAAAAGCAAAGCTGCATAGTCATTGCCTCTCGGAACTCTTGAGCGGTCATATATTGATTGGGCGAATATCGCAGTAATCGAGCTAATGGGTTACTTAAATCAACTTTGGTTCTATTTCCCTGTTTATCCGTTTCGAACACATCCAGTGGCAAACAAGCTGTTAACGTCGAAATTAAGCTAACACAACGCCAAACCGTTGATATTTGGAGTATTCGCTCATCATTTACAGAAGAATCACCAAGCGAGCCTTGCGCTGAGATAGTTCCTGATTGTGAACCTTGTTCAGGTGTCACGAGTCTTCCCCCGACAAAGAAAGAAGCCAGACGCGCAAACCAACCATGATTAGTGCGCAAATCGATTGAATATTGTTTATCTGTCATCACATACTCAATGGGTTAGAGAAAAAGTCATCAAGGTTGCCATCATCAACCTCACCTTCCGCAGCACCAATCGCCATTGCAGAGGCCACCACACCATCAATTCGACCAGTGCTTTTTTTCTTGGCAAAGACGCGGTTATCTTTTTGGTCAGCCTCAAGCACAGCGGATGCGGCATTCCATCTCAAACAAGGATTGGCGTGGATCTCAATCTTCTTGTCATCAATGAGCTGTTCAAACAGTTCGATAGAGTGTGGCATCCATAACCCTGAATCTTTGGCTTTGTAAAACCCTTGGCCATGTTGGATTAAGGGAACCGTCCCCCCTACTTCATCGAGTTTGGGTACAAGGTATTTAATGCGATAAGGGTCAAAGGCAATGGCTCTCATGTTGACGCGCATGGCCATCTCGGCGATACGTTCTGCCACAAATTCATATCTCACCGCATTCCCTGGAGTGGTATGCATAAAACCTTGCCTTACCCATAAGTCGTAAGGCACTCGGTCGGTTTTCGCTCTATCCAATAAGGTGTCTTTGGGTGTCCAAAATTCAACATAAAGACGTTTGAGGCGAGGAAAATACAGGGCTAATGCGGTTAAATCTTTGGTTCCCGATAAGTCCAATCCTCCATAACACTCTTCACCTTGAAGATCATCGAATGTGAATGTATTTTCACACTGCATCCATGTTTCACTGTTAATCCATGGATTATCGGCATCCACCCACTGACAAAAATTAAGCCGTCTGACAATACTTTCTTTTGCGGGCATACCTCGGGCTTGTGTCACTTGTTCGCGTAAATAGCGATCAGAAAAGGTGTAGCCCAATGACGGATTGGCTTTCCCCCAGCAAGACTCATCCTTAAAGGGATCATCGCCCTCATCCAGTGAGCAAATATAGGAAAAGAAACTGTCGTCTTCGATAGTTCCTTCGGCGACTTTTCGTCCGTATTCATGATAGTCATAACACACGCTGGTTTTATCATGGCCACTATTGGTGATCATAAATATCAAGGCTTGTCGCCGACCTTTTGTGCCCGCTCTCATCATCTCAACGGCAGTATTATTTTTGTGCTCATGAATTTCATCAATCAACGCACAATGGGGACGAGGCCCTGATTGCCCATCATCTGAGCTAATCGGGCGAAAGAATGAACTCGTTTTCAAATAAGCCAAGTTCCACTCTTTGCCTGTTCCGCCTGATTTGGTGATCCGCTGACTTAATGCGGGAGATTGATCAACCATTGCCACCGCATCACGAAACAAAATCATGGCTTGGTCTTTTTTCGTGGCTGCCGCATACACTTCGGCACGCGGTTCACTGTCGGCAACTAAACAATACAACCCAACGCCACCTGCCATTGGGGATTTTCCTGAACCTTTGCCCGATTCAACGTACACCATGCGAAATCGGCGTGTTCCATCAGTCATTTTCCAGCCAAAAATGGAACCAATCACAAAGCATTGCCAAGGCAATAAAATAAACGGTTTACCTTCATGTTCCCCACCATTGAGCTTTAAGACTTTCGCGAAAAAATCGATCACCCTTTTGACAGCCTCAACATCCCAGACTAATCCTCGTTGCTCAGCTTCATTTAAGTCTTTGAGATGACGTGCACATGCATGACGAATATCAGGCCCCGCTAAGATTTTGCCTTGATGCACGTCTTGCGCGTATTGCGTTGCGGGATCAACCGAAATATTGGTTGAGCGGCTCTTCCTCTTCTTCTCCACCATCCATCTTCACCTTCGAACGAGCGGCGGGGGTTAAACCAAACTCGACTAAATAACTTTTAAAACGGCGATCTGCATCAGCCAACATGGCAACGGCAGGATTCGCTTTAATTAAAAAATCCCCTAATTGCGTTTTTGTGGTGTATGTCCGACCTTCAATGGCAATGGTGTCTCGCAATTGAAGAATATCAGCGTAGATATCACACAGCCGTTCTAATGCCAGCGTGTCAGCCACGGTTAAAACGCCCATTCCATCGAGTAATAAGGTTAATTTTGCCCACGCCATTTTCCCCCAATCCGTTAAATGTTCGGGTGGGCTTGGTATTTCACGTTTAGGTTGGGGTTCTTTATCGTTGAGTTTTCGTTTTCCCGGATTACCGGTGACCACCTTCAAGTGGGTCGGTTTCGGGCGTCTTCCTGCCATCGGAACCTCCCAGAAAAAAACTTTTCATTTCGCGGTTGTGCACACAAATGAGGGCGCTAGGTAATCAGGGCGAAAGTGTTTGAACTTTTACCCCGCCCCCCCTGTATTCATGGTGTTATTGATGCCAATGAGAATTGGGATCGAGTGGAATGCCATCCGCATTACAGCCAATGACTTTGCCACTCTTTTCGATACGTTGTTTGGTTGAGTTATGATGCAGTTCGCATAAACTTTGGAAGTTATTTTTATCCCAGAATAAGGCTTGGGCTTTTGCGATACGTTCTTTATCGCCTGATTCAAGTGCTTCTTTAAGACGATGTGGAATAATGTGGTCAACCACTGTGGCAGCAGTAATGCGCCCTTGCTCTTGGCACATAACACAAAGTGGATGTTCATTTAGAAACGCTAATCGCACTTTAGCCCAGCGACCACCATAGACATTGCGTTTTTTCATGGTTTATCACCCCACATAACTATTTTTATAAGAAATAATAAACTTACTTAATTTCCATCCAAGCTGAGTTTTTAGCCATAATTTCTCTATATATTAATTATCATGATAAGATCTACTTACAATCCAAACAAAAATATCTTTACTAATGAAAACATCCCAAATAGATCCCGTTACTTCAACTTTAATTGACGCAATCAAAAATCCACGAGTTAAGCAAAAACTACACGAACTTAATTTATATTTTTATAATCGAAAACATGAGAATCAGATTAGGGATGAAATAAGCATTGTTATCAATGAGAACTCTGATTACTTAGCAATGACAGAACATCCCAAAAGCAGGAATGGTGCAGTGGACTTATCTCTTTATCCGGTGAATAAGGATGAATCTAGTTTGATTGCTACTATTGAATTTAAACATCATTATCCGAAGGATCTAACCATACCGGCGGTTCAAAATAGTATTATTTCTGACTTAACTCGTAATTTATCCAGTCAAACAAGTCATTTTATTCACATTATTCAACAAAGAAAAATGCATAAAAAACCGCCCGTTAGCGACGTAAAATTCTTGCAAAGAAATTCAGACGATATTGCTTATTACACATGCCTTTTAGAGGGCTTAGATAAATTTCCGTTAAAATACAATAAAAACAGCCACTCAATAACCGTGAAATCAGAATTTGTTGAGTCCACTTATACTTTCGATATCTACTCTCTTATGTGATAGATTTAATATATAAATTAAAGGGTTATAGATATAAAAAACACTAATCACCTACATACTCCTGCCTGATGTAATCTTGTAACCCTTTAATCATTTGCTCTGACTCTGCAATTCGCTCTCTGAGTAACCAATAATTTCGGATAGCGGTGTCAGTAGGTCGGGCGGTGGTTGCATAAGCCAAGCTGGTGGCGGAAGTGGTTGTGCTTTTGGGACACTCTGCTTTGATGTACACCCGCTCAGGATGACGCTCACTAATATCACGCAAGCGACTAATTTCTTTCTTAGCATTCGCTAACTCCTGCGTATATTGAATATCCAGTTGGTTTAATCGCATTATGCGTGCTTGATAATCAGTATTAATAGACTTCTGTTCTTCGAGAGCCACAGTTAGTTTTTTGTTGGTATCTGTCAGTGTGGTAATTCTGTTAGCTTGCCAATTAATCACCCAATAGCTACCCACAATAATGCCCACCATCGCAATGACGGCATAGAGTTTTCCATATTTCATGATTAGTACCGATGATATGAGAGTGCAATCTGACAGCGTTTTTCTAAACTAACGTGATCTTTAGTACATGTGTTATCAATCAAGAGATAAATACCACCAACGACAGTGATGAATAATATGAGGATAAAGCTGATAATGATGATTAAAGGTTTCCATGACATAGTGCTGACTCCGCCTCTCGACGACTGACAAGCCCTCGCCAAACCTTTCCGCCTGCATATACCCAACGTTTCATTTCTTCACAGGCACCCGCTCTATCACCCGCATTTAGTTTCTTAAGTAATGTTGAGCGAGCAAATGCGGTTGTACCCACATTAAAAGCAAAGGAATATAAAGCGGCTTTGGTGTGGTCATCGAGTGGTACTTTGATTAATACATCGACTTGCCGTTGTGTCTTAATAAAATCGTTTTGTAATAATGCATCACATTCTTGTTGTGTGTATCTCTTACCTTGAATAATGTCTTTGCCTGTATGCCCATAACAAACCGTCAAAACACCTGCCACATCACGATAAGGTTCATAACGCACACCTTCAAAATGGGCTATTACTACTAACGCGATTGCTGTGGCTCCCGCAGTTGTTAGCGCCGCTATTTTCTGTTTGAGAGACATTAAATATCCTTTGGCGCTTTCACCATTAATTCAGCAAGCCTTTTTAGGGTTTCAGTTGGGTTTTGTGGGTCAACATGACGAACAAGCTCTTCAAATAATTGAGTGCGTTTTCGTTGCTCTCGACGAGTCATAAAATAAGTGGCTAAACCTAAAACCATGCTAAACGCCATCCCGATAACAAATCCCCATTCATATAACGAAAGACTGGCAAAAAATGCCGTTAAGCCTGCGGTTCCGTAAGTAACATTGGTTAATTTATCCATACGCATAGTCACCCTCAGAGGAGTGTCCGTTGATGATTAGTGTGAGAGTTAAAAATGAAACGATAAAAAATTAGGCGGGTATTGATACTTTAAGTACCTTTAATAAACCTTCAGGCAACTGCTCTTCAAGTGACGCATTAGAAACAATCACAAGGCCGTACATGGATATCCATGTATTCGTTTGTTGTAAGTGTCCCTGAATAAATTGCTTCGCTTTCTCTAACAAATAAACACAACTCTCTTGCGTGTTTTTGCGCCAATAAGATTCAATCGCCACCAGCAATGGGTCACCTGCATCATTAATCTTTTGTGTGCCGATTCGATATTGCTTTTTACCTGTGGGAGATGTCGTGCAAATTAGTTGTGTGAGTTGTTGAGTTTCACTATCAGCCGTATGGATATTCGCCGTTAAAATGACGGAGGTATTCTTTTCACTGTCTGTTTCTGAGGCATAGTGAAGACTAAACTGTAATTCGCTTATCTCTTTTGACATAACATTTACCGATTTATTTAGTTAATAAGGTGCCGACTCACAACTCTTGTGAGAACGGTATAAGTGGGTGTTGATTCTGTGGTCGACGTAGATGAAAAGGCTACAAAGTAACCTTATTTAATTTAGGGTTGAATATATTAATGAGAATAATTATCATTACATACGTATCAAATTGACAGGTTTGATACGAATTAGTACGACATGACTTACATTGCTTCTTGCGTTTATTTTATATGCCGATATGACTCCTAGCGTATCGGCATTTTTTTATTTT